ATAAATACAGATTATTAATTTTTAATAACAATGTCCGTTGGTAGCAACAATTTACAAGAAATGGAAAACGCAGTAACTAAAGGAGCTGCTAAAGCTGATGCGATGCCAAGTCTAACTGGGACAACTCCTGGTCAAACTGGTTCGTATGAAGATTTAGGTGGCCCAACTCCACAAAACTATAGCCCTACAGATGATAGTGCTAAACTAAAAACACCTGGTACAACTCTTAAGCAAGTTAAGGATGTAGTAAACAAAGGTGCAAAACCAGCAGATGCAATGCCCGCTGGAAAAATGGAAGAAACAGAAGTCGAAGGTGACGTAGTTGCCGAAGATGAAGTAGTTACTGACGAAGTAGTTTCTGAAGAAGAAACAACAACGGATGAAGTAGTTGCAGAATCTGAAGAATCTGAAGAAGAGATTACTGAAGAGGAAACAGCAGAAGTTGAAATAGACATTGAGGCAGACATCAATGCTCTAGTTGAAGGAGAAGATCTTTCAGAAGACTTCAAAGCAAAAGCAGCAACTATATTTGAAGCTGCTATTAATTCAAAAGTTCAAGAAATCTCTGAGCAGATTACTGCACAGTACGAAGAAAAACTTGTTGAAGAGATTGCTTCAATCAAAGAAGAATTAAAAGACCGTGTAGATTCATACCTTGAGTATGTTGCTGACGAGTGGGTTCAAGAGAACGAACTTGCAGTTCAATCTGGTCTTAAAGAAGAAATGACTGAATCATTCATATCTGGAATGAAGAGTCTATTTGAAGAACATTATGTAACAATCCCTGAAGAAAAATATGATGTCATCGAGAGCATGGTAGATAAACTTGATGAAATGGAAGGTAAACTCAACGAGCAAATCGAAAAGAATATTGCTCTTAATAAGAGATTAGCCGAGTCAGTATCCGATGTAGTCTTTGCAGACGTAACTGAAGGTCTTGCCCAAACACAAAAGGACAAGTTAGCATCTCTAGTAGAAAATGTTGAGTTTGAAAGTGAAGAAGCATACCGTGAGAAGCTTGGAACGTTGAGAGAATCTTATTTCCCAACACAGAAAGCTCAAAGAAGCGCAACAGAGAATCTAACAGAAGAGGCAGGTTCCCCAGTTGAGACTACAACTCATAGTCCATCTATGGAAGCATATCTTAAGACTCTCAGCAGAGTTTCTAAAAAATGATTTTTATATCATAAATTCAAACTAAACTTTTAAAAAAGGAAAATTTCAAATGCAAGCCCCAATTAATACCGAGGCTTTACAAGAGAAATGGGGACCTCTACTAAATGCGGAAGGACAAGATCCTATTAAAGACGCACATCGTAAGATGGTTACTGCAGTTCTCTTGGAAAACCAAGAAAAAGCATTAAGAGAAGAAAGAGAGTTTTTAACAGAAACTCCTAACGTAAACACACAATCAACCAACTCAGTAGCAGGTTTCTCTGCTAGTGCGTCATCTCCTGTCGCAGGTTTTGATCCAGTGTTAATCAGCTTGATCCGTCGTGCAATGCCTAACTTAGTGGCATACGACCTTGCTGGTGTTCAACCAATGAATGGTCCAACAGGACTCATCTTTGCGATGAGATCTCGTTACGACAATCAGAGTGGAAGTGAAACATTCTACAACGAAGTCGATTCAGCATTCTCTGGTCAGAACAAAGGAGACACAAACACAGGCGGATTCGTCGATGGAAACGTTGGTTTGGGTACAACTGCACAAGCAGGTGCAAATCCAGGTCTACTTGGAGCAACAGGTTCAGCAGCACAGCAGAAGATCTACAACGTAGGTCAGGGTATGACTACTGCAGAGTCTGAAGCACTAGATGGTACAGGTGCAGCTGGATTCAACCAGATGGCATTCTCAATCGAGAAAGTTACCGTTACTGCTAAGTCAAGAGCACTAAAGGCAGAGTACAGTTTAGAACTTGCTCAAGACCTCAAAGCAATCCACGGATTGAATGCAGAGGCTGAGTTAGCAAACATTCTATCAACTGAAATTCTTGCTGAAATCAACAGAGAAGTTATCAGAACAATCTATAATGTTGCTGAAGCTGGTGCACAAGTCAATACAGCAACTGCTGGTACATTCGACTTAGACGTTGACTCAAACGGAAGATGGTCTGTTGAGAAGTTCAAAGGTTTGATCTTCCAGATCGAAAGAGATGCTAACGCAATCGCACAAAGAACTCGTCGTGGAAAGGGTAACATGATCCT